AATTTATAGTCTGCTACAGGATAGTTTTCAGGGTCAAACTGCATATACCTGTGTGCAGCTTTAGTTACAAAAGGCAACAAAAACGACTGCTGAAAGTTAATTAGGGTCCGCTTGTGACGTTTAATAATAGCCCCAAGAGACATAGAAATACCAGCGGCAGTAGCTTCACGATTAACACTCCCGGAAATTCCTGCTGAATCAACCGCTCCTGTAGCTTGTTGAACCATATTTTGTAGGGCTTGGGCTTGTGCAAACGTGATTTGTCCAACTTGTCCAAAATTAAACGGCTGTAGTACTTCACGAGGATCTCCGTTAGTTAGGATCATTTTACCGGGACGTACTTCTGGTTTAGCGCCTCTGGGAAGCCGTGTAGCGTCCACAGCGAGCATTGGGTGTATAGTTAGACTCAAGGCATCAATTCTTGCTCTAAGCTCTGTATCAAGCGCCTTTTGGCTGTTATAGCCTTTTTCACAAACCCCACGACCCCAGAACCTGCCGGGAACTACGTCCCACGGGAATGCAACCACAGGTCGGTCTTTCATCATGTAAGGATTAGCTTCAGCTTTCAAAAGCGTACCGCCGTTGGCAATAACCACAATTGCCTCAACGTACATAGAGTCTCCGTCAACCTCAACGTCTTCAGCTTCAAGTAACTCACTAGGTACAAGCCCGTAATACTTTGTTAGGCGAACCTTGTCATCGTTATAAAGTGTTAGATCTTGGTCAGGTTCTAGGTCCGTGTCAGCAGCAGCCGACTCAATAAAGCCCTCACGGTACACGCCCTGCTCCTGTAAAAGTTCTACGGAGTGCTTTGACACAAACTCGTCAATAGCCACACCGTAAGCATCCTCAACTGAAGTAGCTACAGGGTCTATCAAAAAGTTTTGCGGGAGAACAGGCTTTAACTTTACAACCACACGGTCCTTGATGTTAACACCTACAGCAGTTAACTGACCGTCCATGATGGGCTGAGTAGCCGGGGCCATTTCTTTTATTTCTTCAAGAACAACCTCACCAACGCCAGTGCCAAAGACAGCAGAATTAATAAGACACTCTGCCACCGCTTTGCGGATTTTACACATTTCAAAGTCTTCATTGAGCTTTTTCTTTAGTACTGATACGTCTTGTTTTTGTGTGTCTGCTACATCATCTTTAATATCAAAGAACTGCCCACGACCAAACGTAGCTTCTTCTAGTTCTGCAACGTTAGACTCTACAGCTTGCTGAAGCGCAGGAGAGATAATTCGAGATCGCTCTGAGCCTCTCTGCGAGTCATTAGGGTCCCACTGACCTCTCCATAACCTATAGTATTCTTCAAATCTTTCTTCGTAGTTTGATTCGTAGTAATCACGCCAATCCTCACATTTGTTCATTACCCACTCTTCCAAAGACTCTTGGATCATTAGGGGGTCTGGGCTATAAATTTCGTCTGCCATTTTGTTTTCCTTAAATTACAGCAACGCTGTAGCCAAGTGTAAAAAACACTACAGCACTGATTGCATATATTCCGTAGGTATTGAAGGGTCGCCAAACTTTGTGTGAGTTTATATCTTTTGTAAACTCTTTCCAAAACAAACTCATGTTAGTATCCTGCTATTACGTCTAAAATTTCATGGTCATCTATTTCGTAGTCGTAGTCGTACGCTACCTGTGCTAACTGGTCTATGTACGCCAAGGCGTCAACTAAGTCATCGTGTGTTAGCACGTCTGGGAACTGAAACAACTGATCTAAGAATCTGCTGTTCCATTCTCCTTTGTTTAAAGTAACGTACCCGTTTTCAAACCTGCCTTGTAACGCCCACATAACCCTGTCAGTTTTTTTTCGGTTACCGTGGGTCAACTCCTCTATCCTAAAAAACGTACCGTACCGTTTCATTAAATCAGTAAGAGGAGACATTACGGCTTGTTTGGCAATTCCTCTTTCAATACCAACGCTGACGGGTCTGTAGTCTCTAACGGCCTGAAAAATCTTGGTGGCAGTCTCGTTAAGATCCCACCTCCCATGTATAATGTTATCAACGTACCAACCATCAGGATTAACTTTAACAACAGCGATTGCGGTTTCATCTAGCCTCGTATTCTTTGTTCGTTTTTTGTTTACGTCCTCAAAACCTGCGAGGTCAACTGCTATGTAGTAGTCTCCTTCTTCTGGAGCTTCACCGAACTTAACCCAGTCTTCCTTAAACATTTCCGAACCACGAGCTTCAAAAGACGCCATAAATTCTTGGCGAAACGCATAGCTTGACATAGACTTTTTTGCAATGTCAATTTCACTGGGGTCCAGTATGGGGTTGTTGTAACTTGTAAAGTGCCATCCTTTGTAGGTTTCGTCATCGCCCAACTCCGCATACTTGTACAGTTCGTAGAAATGGTTTCTGCCCATAGGTGTGCCTATGAACAACGCCTGACCCTTTTGGTCAGCTAGTGCTGGACGGAGAATTTGCTCCCATACGTCAGGCTTCATGTCTGCGTACTCATCCATCACGAGAAACTTCAAGGACACACCACGCATTGTCTCAGGCCTGTCGGCTCCCTTGAGACTAATCGTGGCCCCGTTGACCAGCCTGATCTGCAGGTTGTTAATATGTGATCCTGCAATCACAGGGTGTCCTAGCTCTAGGAGGGTCTGCCACATGATGTCACGGGCTTGTCCCTGCGTAGGCGCTACGTAAAACACATGGCCTTTGTCGGCCTGTAGTGCGTTAATAATTAGCATCCATGCTGCAAGTCTGGATTTACCAGTACGTCTACCAGCAGCAACTACCTTAAATCTAGTAGAATCAGAGTAGACTTCTTGCTGCCACGGTAGTAACTGTACGTTTAAGTCAGTCACAAAGTTTCCAGCTTAAGTAAAAGGTTACTGCCCCTGTTACAAGAGGCAAACTCATTAAACAGACTAAAAAAAATACATCCATGTACTTTAGTACAGCCAAGATACCGGGACTGTTCCCCTCGTATCTACGTGAATAAAAGTACTAGCGACACCCAAACCCGTAAAACCTAGCTCTAAAGCGTTTTTTATGATCGTGTACCTCTCTGATCCGTTATTTACTTTTATATCAGCCGCTATGCCTTGCGCATGGGTTCCGGGTACATCTTTCTTTGCTTCAATAGGGTGGGTTATACTACGGTAGCCACTAGTAATAATAAAAGGAAAATCACAAAGATGTCTAAGTTCATCTACTAACTCCATAAACTCAGGTTCCATCTGGTTTTCACCAGTATGTTGACAGTTAAATTCGTTTACTGTGAAGTATCTCAACTTACTTTAGTCCTGAGGTACTCAAAAAACAGCCCAGATTGCTCTTCAGCCTCGTCAATCCACAAGTTCACCTTCGATTGTGCTGCTCTCTGGATAGCTAGAATCAACTGTTGCGCCTCCAACCCCAGTGATGTTAATCTGGATTGCACTTCTGCTTCCATCTTTTGTGACCTCTTTCTCAAATGCACCAACAGGTAGTATTCTGTCCATTACTAGTTTCCAAGCAGCGGCTTGATTCTTGTGGTCGTGGTCTAGAGCGGCCTCAAATATGGTCTCTAGCACCTTAGCTGACTTAGGTGAGGCTAACATTCTAGCCTTGTACTCGTTAATTATAGAAGCATCACCCTTGGGTCGGCCTACTTTTCCACGAGTGCCTGCAGTCTTTTCTACAATTTCACCCTTTCGTGGTCTACCTCTGCCTCTTTTCTTGGGTGTCTCTTCAGACATTATCCATTATCCTTGTGTTTACTTCAGTTCGCATGAGTCCCTTACCTAAGGTGTACAGATGAAGGGATCTATACGAACGGTTTAGTTGTAAACTTAGCCCCACATCAGCGTAACTATATATACCTTAGTATCTGCCTATTATTTTACCATACTTTTATGCAAAAGTCAAGTCTTTTTTTATCCTATTTATTACGGTAGTCCCGCCCCCTGATAAACACAAGATAAAACAAAAGGTTAGCTAGTGTATAAATTATGTTATTTTTACGTAGTTTTTTCTAAAATTAGCCTTTAGTAAACTTGGGTGGCAACAACAATAATAAACACAAGACAACAGCCCCTCCCCGTGTCAAATCTGAGGCCCGCCTTAGTCTAACACAAGGCTTTCACGGTGTCAAGCGGTAATATTCACAGGCAAACACGGGTTGACACAGGCGGCACACTGTGGTAAGCCAGAGGCGCAAGGGTTTACCACGGGCAACACACGTAGTCAAGTGTAATATTCACGTTGACAAAGTGTGTGTGCCAGTGTAGGACCCTCAGGCTTACCGCAAGCATATCCACAATGCAATGTCAAGCGATAAATTCATGTGACCTTTTATAACACGCGCACACGC